TAGTAGGACAAGTAAGGTTGGTACTCGAAAAGACAGACAGGATTACAGGAGAAGGTCTGATATGAGCGACTCTGAATTAAAGAGGAAAGTAAATAGACTTAGTGCTAAAGAGGAATTTAAAAATGAGTCTATAAAGGCAAACAGTGAATCTATTAAGACCGGAAAGAAATATGCTCTAGATATAGCTAAGGTTGCAGTGCCGGTAGTGGGATCATACGTTGCGGGTAAAATATCTTCTGAAGGTATGCAGGCCGCGTTGAAAGATTTAAAGATATCGCCCAAAGAAATAGATAAAATATTCAACATGGTTCTAAAATAGGGGGAAGAGAAAATGGTTCTATCAAACACTGCGGTTCCCATAGAATATGGAAAGTTTAGGGATCAGGTAATAAGGGGAGAGATCCCGGTTAATGCTGAAGTATCTATGCAAATGAATCGAATAGACTATCTGATAGAATCTCCTGACTATTACTATGATGATGAAGCAATAGAAGGTTTTATACGATTCTGTGAAGAGGAACTTACTTTAGCCGATGGGGGAGATCTTACCTTACTACCTTCTTTCAGACTATGGGCCGAAGATCTATTGTCGTGGTATTACTTTGTTGATGAAAAAACATGGAATCCGACAAAGAAACGATACGAGATAATAACAAGAAAGAAAAGATTAGTAAACAAGCAATATTTAATAGTTGCACGAGGTGCTGCAAAGTCTATGTACGCTTCCATGATTCAAGCGTATTTTGCAGTAGCCGATACGTCAACGACTCACCAGGTCGTAACAGCTCCAACAATGAAACAGGCTGCCGAAACTATTAATCCTATACGAACTGCCATTTCTAGATCTAAAGGACCATTGTTTCAGTTCATGACTAATGGGAATATTCAATCTAACTCGTGGTCTAAAGTGAAACTAGCATCAACTAAGGAAGGTATACAGAACTTCTTAACAAACTCATTAATAGAAGTAAGAACAATGTCAATAGACAAACTTCAAGGGTTGGGTAGTAAAGTAAATACGGTTGATGAATGGTTATCAGGAAAAGTAAAGGAAGACGTAATAGGAGCATTAGAACAAGGGGCTTCAAAGGTTGAAGACTACGTGATAGTTGCAACCTCATCAGAGGGAACTACTCGTAACGGGGTTGGAGATACTATTAAATTAGAGCTTCAGGATATTCTAAGAGGGGACTACTTTGATCCTCACACGTCCATATGGCATTATAAATTAGATAATATAGAAGAAGTTGGATATCCTGAAATGTGGCTTAAAGCAAACCCCAACCTAGGGGCTACTGTTACTTATGAAACGTATGAAAAAGATATAGCGACAATGGAGTCGGTACCTTCTAAGAGAAATGATATTTTAGCTAAAAGGTTTGGTATACCAGTAGAAGGGTCAACTTATTTCTTCACATATGAAGATACTCTTATACACCGAAGACAAAACTTTGAAGGTATGGTTTGTTCTATGGGAGCGGACTTATCTCAAGGTGACGACTTCTGTGCGTTCACATTCTTGTTCCCAATAGGAAATGGATATATTGGGGTTAAGACAAGATCCTATGTTTCGGAATTAAAAGTTCAGAAGTTAAATACAGCAATGAGAAATAAATACCAAGAGTTCGTAGACGAAGGTTCGCTTATAATTATGGAGGGGGCTGTCCTAGACATGAAAGAGGTTTATAGAGATTTGGATAATCACATTCTCGAAAAGCAGTATTCTGTTGTTTCTTTCGGATATGACCCTTATAATGCTAAGGAACTTGTAGAGTCGTGGACTTTAGAGTATGGGGAATACGGAGTTACAAAAGTTATACAAGGAGCTAGAACTGAATCCGTTCCTTTAGGAGAGTTAGGAATTCTAGCATCAGAGAGATTATTATTATTTGATGAGGAATTAATGAAGTTTGCTATGGGTAATGCTATAGCAGTTGAAGATGTTAATGGTAATAGAAAACTGTCTAAGAAGCGGGATAGCGAAAAGATCGACAACGTGGCCGCATTATTAGATGCTTGGATTGCCTACAAACGTTTCCAGGAGGCGTTCGAATGAATATGACAGATAGGATAAAACACGCCTGGAACGCTTTTACACTTAATACTGATGTTGGTAGAGACTACGGAGTATCGTCTTCTAGGCCGAGTCACAGGTCATATACGAAGTCGTTTAACACGTCGTCCTTTGTTGGGTCTATTTATAATAAGATAGCAATGGATGTGTCTATAACACAATTTCGACATGTTAAAGTGAATTCGGAAAACGACGATCAAGAGATAGTCAATTCCAAATTCAACGAATGTTTAACCGTAGAAGCCAACCTGGATCAAACTCATATACAGTTTATTCAGGATTTAGTATACTCCATGTTTGACGAAGGAGTTGTAGCTGTCGTTCCAGTAGACACAACCATCTCTCCAAATGTGTCGGGAGGGTATGACATAGAGTCACTAAGGGTTGGTAGAATTATAAATTGGTTTCCAAGACACGTCGAGGTAGATCTCTATAACGACCAAATAGGTCAAAATAGAAGAGTTTTCCTAGAAAAGAAAAATGTAGCTATTGTTGAAAATCCGTTATACGCAGTAGTTAACGATGAAAATTCAACCTTAAAACGTCTTATTCGTAAGCTTACTCAGTTAGACGATATTGATGCTTTAGCAGCATCTTCTAGATTAGACCTTATGATCAGCGTTCCTTACGCCATTAAAACCGATCTTCAAAGGGATATGGCAGAGAGAAGAATCTCAGATATAGAACAACAACTATCTATGGGTCGAAACGGTATAGCATATGTTGATGGTACTGAAAAGATACAACAGTTAAACAGACCTGTAAACTCTCAACTTCCAGAAACTATTGAAAATCTAACTCAAGAGTTCTATAATCAACTTGGGCTGACTAGAAGTATTTTTGATGGTACAGCAAAAGAGGAAGAGATGATAACATACTATTCCAGAACAATAGACCCAATCATTGACAACATAGTTGCTGAATTCAATAGAAAGTTCTTAACTAAGACTGCTAGAACTCAGGGACAAAGAATTGAGTATTACAGAGACATGTTTAAGATGATCCCTATAGATACTATTGGTTCTTTAGGAGATACTCTAAGAAGGAATTACATCGCTACTTCAAATGAAATCCGTAAGATTATTGGATTTAAACCATCAAACGATCCAAGAGCTGATGAGTTGTTTAACCCTAACATCGCTGATGATAAGCAGGATCCAGTAATTGGAGGGTTAAAGGAAGACCCAAGAACTATGGCTGAGAGAAAGAAGGAGGAACGAAAAAGACTTAGGGAAGAGTTGAAAAATAAGGAAGAAGAGGAAATAGCTAAGAAGGAAAGACATATGACTAACCGAGAAAGACGGGAAGCCAAGAAAGAGAGAAGAAAGCAGAAACAATAACTCGGGTCGCTCACGTCCCCAGACAACAGTCAAAATGAGTGAAATAACCTTATAGGAGGGAGTAATGACAATGTCAAGAGAATACGATTTTGCTGGATGGGTCACCAAGAGTGATACTTTATGCTCTGATGGAGTGACTATCCGACACGATGCGTTTAAGGCAGATGATGGAACGAAAGTCCCATTAGTATGGAATCATAATTATAGTAGTCCTAACAACGTACTCGGTCACGTAGAACTTAAGAACGAAAAATTAGGCGTTTATGGTTATGGTTTCTTTAATGATACCGATGAAGCACAGAACGCCAAAGAGTTGGTTCGACATGGAGACATTTCATCTATGTCTATTGGAGCAAGAAAGATCAAACGATCAGGTAGTAACGTGGTTCATGGTAATATCTATGAGGTTAGTCTAGTTTTATCAGGAGCCAATCCTGGAGCGATGATTGAGTCGGTTATCAACCACTCAGAAGATGGGACGGATGAAGAGAATAGTGTAGTATACACTGGAAATCTAATCCATACTCCAGAAGACATTATAAACCACAGCACAGAGCCTAAGAAAGACGAGGAGGAGACTCTGGAGCATAAAGAACAAGGGGGAAGCGAAGTGTCCGAAAAGACTATTGGTGAAATAATTGATGCTATGACTGAAGAACAACAGGAAGCCGTATATGCCTTAGTTGGAATGGCGGTAGAAGATGAAGAGGGAGATGATGATGTGAAACATAACGTATTTAATGCTAGTTCAGAATCGAATCAAGGGGAAGTCTTAAAACATAGTATTAACGAAGCTATTGACATTGCAAGATCTGGTGGAGTATCTTCTTTACAAGATGTTATTCTACAACATTTAAGTGAGACGGGCGAAGATGA